AATGGGTATTGTTTTTTTAAAGGATGGATATTATAGGCGAACGCAGGGTTACTGGGACGATATTGATAAGTGTTGGCGCTATCATAACGGTGAAAAGATTACTTATGAGATTGTACGAACAAAGCCGAACGAAGATACTGTTAAATATATGGATGACTAATGGCACATTTTAGCGATTATACACACCCGCAATACGATGACATGGAAGAGAAGTATTCCTATGCTTGGAAACACTACACAGGAAAGTACATGGATATTGGGGAGATTGAGCACTTCTTACATCAAAAGAAACAGCGTGAATCGAATACAGCTTATGAAGTTCGTAAAGAGGATGCTGACCCTATCTTGCATTTTCCAACGGCTGTAGATGGACTCTGTGGTATTGTATTTAGCAAACAAGATGATACAACGCGGGAATTTGGAGCGTTAGGCGACCCCGAAGATGAAGGATCTGTTGCTCACCGTCTATGGCGTGATGCGGATGGGCAAGGCACGAATTGGCTTCCGTTATTTCGACAGGTAGCTATCCGGCAAACCGTTATGCACAAAGTATGGGGATTGGTTGAGGGTGTAGAGGTTATCGAAAGCGAGCAAGGTGAAACCATTGAAACGGTATCAGAGGCAAAGATAAAGGTTATTAATCCACAATCTGTTGTGAATTGGTATCCTGATGATAACCCGCGTGAGGTGTTAGTAAAAGAAAAGCGTGATGTAAGAGAGTCCTTATACGATAGTCCTGATGAGCGTGATGTTTATACGCTTTATACTGTGGATGGATGGCGAAGATTCTACATGGATGAGGATAGTCAAGGTAATGCTGTAGAGATTGTGCTTGATAGTGGTATGTATGAGTATTATTCAAGCTCACAGCGCAACCAACGGGTATTACCTATCTTTTCTGTAGAGATCCCGATGCCTCGCTTTGTGGGGTATCTGTTGGCTTTAAAACAGAATCACATCTTTAATTTCAAGTCCTCAAGAGATGCAGGGGCGCAGAACATATCTTATGCCCTTTTGAAGTTAGTAGGAGATAAAAAACAAACCGATGCGATAGCTAAACAGTTGGAGCGTGGTGCAAACTATATTACTCAATATAAAGACGCTACAGGAAGCCATGACTATTTAGCCCCGCCATCTTCACATTTAGATGCTGTAGCTGATATTTTAGAAAAAGATGTGGAGCATTTCTATGTGAACGCTTTTAAGGAGTACGGAGACGCTGCAGCGCAACGCACCGCCACCGAGATACGACTTGAATCACAAACAGGTATCGAAGCCTTTCTTTCTTTGTTGGTAAGCTCTCTGGACGAATTTGAGAACCGATGTTTGCATTTATTAAACCAGGTCTATTTTCCTAACCGTCCTGATGTGTGGGGTGATGCCTTTGTGAAGAGAGGCACGAACTTCCAGCCTAAAGATGAAGAGCAGGCGATTCAAAATATGAAGGCTCAATTCTTTGGTGAACGCAATCCTGTCCCGGCTACGGCAAGTCAAAAGGCTGAAATTGTGAAAAAGATATTAGAATCTAACGGGATTGACGTTGAGGATGATGATGAACTACAGCGAGCAATTGAAAGCGAAATGGGTATGATACCAGAAAACGGCATAGGTGGATAATGTGCCAATCAATCAAAATCAATTTGAAAGTTGGGCAAAAGAACTAACCGATGAAGCTGATAGGATAACTCTGTTGGCACTTGAAGAGATACGCAGGATCACAAACCGCCTTATTGATGATCCTGATCAGCGCTTTCAAGATAGGTGGGCAGAATTTACAGACAAAAACGCTAATCGTTGGCAAGAGAACGCTCCTGAGATACTTACCTCTATTACACTTGCAGGCTATATTCGTGGGATTAATGTCCAAGACAACGAGCTAAAAAGGGCTGTAAAGAACCCAAACCCACCTGACAACCCGTTACCATACACTCAACTATTTAGCAACGTTCAGGCGACTATAAGTAATGTCTCTATCAATGCCAGAGAGCGGTTAAGTGAAGGATTAGAAAAACATCTAACTGCATACGGTGCTATTGAGCGGGAAGCTGTAGAAAGAATAGGGTCAACGTTTGGGCCGGTACTTCGCAATCAGCAGGACTTTTACAGACAGGTTCAATCAGAGGTACTTAGTGATGCGTTTAGAAGTGGCGATGCTAAGACTCGCAGAGATATTGCTCAAGATATGATGGACCGCTTTGCTAAGAACGGCATTACCGGGATAACCTACAGAAATGGTGCGAATGTACCGATTGATGTTTATGCTAATATGGTAGCAAGATCCGCAGGGCAGAGTGCAGCGCTTGAGGCGTCCTCTAACAGGCTCCAAGAACGTGGTTATGATTTAGTAAGAGTGAACCAGTATGCAGGGGCTTCTGATCTTTGTTATCCGTGGCAGGGCGGTGTATATTCCCTGTCCGGTGAATCTGACAAATACCCTTCAATGAGTTCAGCGACATTTAATGGTTCAACGGGGCTTTGGCATCCTAACTGTGGACATTCCTATTCGGCATTTATTCCTGGTACTTCTGAAGATTTAGGACGATTAAGTGATGATCCGACAGAGCAACGCATTTTAGATGAGATGGGAGAAGCGAAAGGCAATCGATTTATTTACGAAAAAAGACAGTTACAGCGTAAATATGAGAATGCAATTCGGAAGGCAAAACGCAGAAAGGCAACGGCATTGGATAAGTCTGAGAGAGACAGATTGCAAGGTCTTATCAGGCAACGCCAAGCGAGAATAAGAGAATTAATAGATGAGAATCCGTTTTTAAGACGCAGATATGCAAGCGAGCAAATATGATTTTAATAACCACCTATAAACGACCTAAGATGCTTCTATCTCTACTCAAAGAGATAAACGGCAATGTGGTTGTTTTTGATGACGGCTCTGAATATGATCCATCCTTTAAAAAAACAATACCCATTGTATAGCTTCGGGTTCCGCAGTCAGGAACATAGACCGGTGTTACTTCACTTACATCAGGCTGGTTCCAAGGGTTGTCAATTACTTTCATCCGATCATCCCTGCTGAAATTGTTTGTTCACCTTCCAATAGCCTGTGTGATAGGCCATAACGCCCTGCGTCAATGCCATGATTATATTTGTCAATCGGTTTATTGGTAGGGTTCCCATCTCGGTCTTTCTCCCATGTATATGAACTAAATTCCTCGATTAAATTCTTACTACTGGCATGAATATACAAAGGATAGCGTTTAATTGCATCAATACCGTTTACTACCGAGTCCTTGCCTTTTACAGCTCCTTCAATGTGCCACCCGGCTTGAGACAGTTCTGTTATAGATTTTGGCTCTGCACTGTCAGCAATAATCTTAGGGTCAAATGGAAAGTTAAGCCTTTGAAGTCGCCCGTCAATAGAAGGCTGTCTTGATTCATTTCTTGAGGCATTGGTAAGCCCTGTTTCGTAAATCCATTCTTTCCAATATAAATTACCATGTGCATAACGTATCTCAACAAATGCTGTGGGATCATTCGTAAACCCGAAGTCAAGGCCAAAAACTCTCCACTTCCATTCAATAGGCCAATCACTTGTTACTTTAAAATCAGGAAAAACTAAGCCCTCTAACCGTCCGACTTGACCTAACCCATAGACTTTCCATCTATACTCGTTTGCGGTTCCGCGTTCTATGTTTTCAGGTGTTGGCTCATAAGATAGGATCTTTGACCGGGTACGATCATCAAGAAAAGCATTATCATGGAAGGTAGTTACATTCCATTCTACTTCATCTAAGCCTTGCAGATTATCATGGGCCCAGAACCGTGCCGAAGGGTTAAAATCAATAATCGTTTGCTTCTTAGTCCTAAGGTTAAGCTGTTCATATATCCCATAAGCAACAGCATTTGCCTCATTTATAAATAGCCGGTCTCGCTTTCCTGATCTCGCATCATATTCATCCTGAAAAGACTTAAACTCCATTTGTGAACCGGATAGGCATGTAAATATCCTCTCTGATTTATTCCAATGCCCTTTCTCCATCGGCCACCATGCCTTTAATACTGAATCTTCTTGGAGTATAATCTGAGCGTCTCGATAGGCACCGCCCTTGAGGTTGGGTATATCCTCTGCTACAACCGTTATAAATTCGTTGTTATGCTTTGCACCTTGCTCGAATAGATATTGAAGTATGCCGTAAGTCTTTCCTGAGTTGTGAACCAATATATCTTTAGCTCCATGCAAATAATAGCAACTTGTTTCGGCTACCGTTAAATCATATACAACAGGGCATTCTACATACTCCCATGATTCTATATCATCAAGATCTATACATGAGGCCATATATTCCTACGTCTGTTTACAATGTCTTTTATTTGTGCTTCTGATACTCCATATCTATCCGCTAAGGCTTTCCTGCCATAGTAACGACCTGACTGCTCTGCATGTTCTCTTATCTCTTTAACGTCCTGCTCTGTCAACTTTGCCATACCATTCTTAGAACCTCTCTTGGGGTCGATAAGACTATTTTTGAAAGCATGTTTGAGGTTTTCTGACCTTGTGCAATATTCTAAATTATCAGGAGCGTTATTAACCTTAACGCCATCCTTATGATTTATCTCAAGACCATCAGGCTTTTCCCCTAAAAATGTTAAAGCTATCCATTTATGAACTCCCCAAGACTTATATTGTCCCTCATCATTTTGAAGCATGGTTTTTAAATAACCATCACCGCCATCCGCAGGCTTTAATACCTTTGTCTTACCACTGTTCTTATAATTAGTTGATCTTAAACGCCCCTTTGTTGACGCTTCATATCTGCTAAAATTTGGTATCTGCTTCCATTTTTCCATTTACTTATCTTTAATTTTTTGGTCCTTTAAAGATAAGATATGTTTTAGAGAATGCCAACCGCCCTCAAAATAAAACTTGTGATCTTCGGTGGCTATTATCTCCCTGCCATCCTTTAGTTTCAGCTTGATTGTGGGCTTTGTATTATAGTATTTATGAATAGCAGATACTACACTTTCAATGTCTTCATTGTTTTTTATGTAGCAAGTTTTTATTAACTCACCAACTTCAATGTCTTTTATTTTTTTAGGGCCGCTTTTTGTAGATATAAGCGTATTAGGCCCAAAACATGAAGTTCCTCCCTGTTGCACATTGATAGGCTTATCAACTTTTAGAGAATTATATACGGCTTTATTTACTTTCATTGCTTACAACTTCGACTTCGAGTTTAGGAAGTTTAATCTCTCCTGAATGCTCTCGTTTTTCCATTGATAAGGCTCTTAACTCTTCTTCATTAGACAGTAGCTTATACAATGCAAGCTGCAACGTTGGTGAAGCGTTTTTGTCAGCCCATTGTTTTCTAAGGTTCTGTTTTACCTTTCTCTTATTATTAGCAATAAGTCTTTTTAAGTTGTCAAGTTTGTCAAATTCCCAATCATATAATGTCTGTCTACTTGGTGTTACAGTTGCAGCAGCATCCTCAAAAGTACTGATATGCTCATCAGCCTCAACGTTTGCTAATAGCTCTTTTTTTATTTTGTCTTTATCGTATGCCATAATAGTCAACCACCGTTCAAAGCGAAAGACCTGGTGTTA